GAGGATCAATTGATCCCATTCTAACTCTCTATGTATCCAATCTGCTAATTCAGCGTTGTCTACGCCAACACATTCAAAATCTGCCGCTTCTGCACGGGCATGTTGACTGTTCGCTGAGCTGCCAATGGCTTGGCACAACTCTGGACTACGGAACCCGCTCGTTACCTTTACCCTGCCGAAATGGTCTCGAACCGGTTGTAAAATTTTTTCACACAACACTTTTAGTTTTTCTATTTGTTCTGCGTTTGGATTATTATTAATCCCTTTACGGATTGCTGTATCCGATTTGGTTAATTCCTCTAAAGTAAAATTACGTGTAAGTTCCATTTTTAAAAATCCTTTCTGCTGGTTCAATGCATCTTAATTCTAAATTTAAAGTTATTCTAGGCTCTGTCGTAGATACTTCTGGTAAATGATACAAAAAAGACGGAAAAATGAGCATATCACCTTCTTCTGGTATTATGTGAATTTTTTCATTTTTATGCCTAAAAAATATACCTTTGTTTTGAGTTTTTAAATATAATACACTATTGATAGTTGTTGTATTAATATGGTTATGCCAAGCTTGATCATGAAATTTTTCATCAGTTAAATAACACCATAATTTAAAATTTAAATCTCTAATATTAAATTTATTTAAATTCATATTACTTATTTGATAAAAAATATTATACAAAAAATTTGTATATTTTGATTCAACTACAAAAGTATTTCCTGTTTTTGCAGTATCTAAAGTGTGTCTTTGTTCAAGACATTGTTTTATAAGTAAATCTTTAATTTCTTTTATTTCTTCACTTATATTATGTTTTATAATTAAATCATTTATCATTTGATTTATTTTTTTTTTCGCTTTCATAAGACATATCTTCTGCCCATTCTTTATGCTTTAAATAAGTTCTTTTAGGATCTTTTTTTTCCATTTGATAAAACATTCTATCTGAATCTTCAGTCACCATGTCCGTAGCCTCTGCATCCCAGTAAGTATTTTGGACTTTATAGTCAGGCCAGCTGTTATCAGTAGTATAGCTATTAACGTGCCACAAAATACGGTTATTAGGCTGAGCTGCATAATTGCCGTTAACAAGAGCCAATATATGCGCACACTTATGTTCTTGAGGAATTTCAGAATGTTCCACATCCAAGATATTAGTATCAGGATGGGCCCAATCAACAGTAAATAAATACTGTCCACGATAAAATTTTTTATTAAGCCCCAAAAATTTGCCATTTAAACCATCCAACCAATCAAAACAATGAATGCTAGGCCAATAACTAAAACAATTCCATAATTCCAATTCTTGTACTGCCATATCTGGAACATCTTCTCTTTTAAAATTTTTTTGAAAAAATGCTGATATAGGTAATCTCCAGTAACATGCACCATTCGGTAACATAATGTTAAATAATAAAGCACGACCTGAAATGGAAGTAAGACCAAAGACAACACAGTCACTACTTTGTTTTTTATATTTTTCGTCCATGTCATAGAGATATTCTTTTCTTACTTTACAATAGATTGGAGGAATGTTTGCGTTCAGATAAGCCATTTTTGTATTTTTCCCTCCAGTAATTTTTTCTTTCTAAAATTCTAATACGTTTTTCAAGTATATCAAATCCTAAAATTTTTTTAAACAATTCAATCATTCTAATATTAATTTTTTTATAGATAAAGATCCATCAATATTTTGCTCGACCTCAGCCATCGATTTTATGCACTGGTGCTGTATGTTTGTGCCTTTCTCTTGTCTCTTAGCAGTCCTCTTACCTTTCAAGCACATTGCCATTGAAGGTTTACTTGTTTCAGGATCAATTTGAATCCTGTGTTCTTTTATCTCACCGTTAACTATCATAAGAAGAGCCACTACTTCTAAAATCATACTATCTTACCTTTGTTTTCACCTTCTTTAATTACATATTTCTGTGTACCATTCTTACCGTGTTCAACAGATTTTTTTAAATCTTTTACATAATTCATCTGTTTAGTTTCTTTATTTATATGTGCTATATAGTCTAGGACTTTTTTAGTAATTCTTCCCGTTGCCATTTTCTCTTACCTTATCTTTCAAATTTTCAATATCTTTTAGTGCCTTATCTAATTGTTCACTTAAAAATTCTATATTAACCTTGTTTGTCATATTCATCTCTTGTGTCTTTTCCATTTTTTCTACAGACTTATACAGATCTTCGAGTAAAAAATGTTGTTCCTGGTCCACGGGCACTTGTTCAGATTTTTTTAATAAATCATTTTCAAACAACTCACGTGATGTCTCTAGCGATACTAACCTCGCCGTAAGCTCCGTGTATGCGAACACGCCGGCTGCGACTAGTAAAATCAGAGAGGCAACCGTTTTCATCGGCATCTGCACCGCAGCTGATTCTGATATATTTAAAGGTTTGTTACTCATTTATTTTTGGTTTTGGTAGAGGAATTATATAGTCTTTAGAATCGACTTTCAATGGGGCTTGTACTGGACGCACAAACAATGCTAGAAAGCATATTAAAACAATCAAAACTGCTGTAAGTCTGTAGTCCATAGCCATCCTCTTTACTCATTATCTAGTCCAAAACATTAATCTTTTAAAAAATTCTTTAATTTTTTTGATCATGCTATCCTCCTCTATTGGATGTGTGCAAGTATTACAATTGCAATCATATCCAATACATTGATTTGTATTAACGTATTGTCCTACACCTTTACAGTGACAAGGATGAAAACATAGCGTACAATTTAACATTTCCATCTCCTTCTAGCCTGTCTAAGTCTTGAATTAGGATCTTTTGCAGCTTTAGGAAATTTTTTCATATGCCCTGCTGATCTTGCGCAGAATGATTTTCTACGTTTAGCCGCTTTTGATCCAGGCTTAACTTTACCTGTTACAGCTGTTTTAAGTTTTGAACCTGGATTAGCTCTTCTGTAAGCAGCAACTCCTGCAGCTGTCATACCTGCTCCAGACTTTGTGGATCTAAAGTTTTTTTTGTTTCGAGCTGGCATTACATCTCCACCTCTTTTCATAGCTAAATATTTTTTATACATATTACGTAAATGTAATTGTTACACCACCAGTTCCAGCAATAGTTGCATGGATACCATCTAAAAATAAAATACCAGAACCTGGCAAATACATATCTAAACCTTCTTCTCCAAATAAATATGTTGCAATAATAGTACCAGTAGCTCCTCCAGTTCTAAAAATAATAGATCCACTTGCACTATTACCTTTACCTTGGATTGATGTTAGTCTTGCTCTTCTATTTAGTGCAACCATTTGTGCTGTAGCTGTAGCATGAGCTACCGATTGATCTGATGTAAAACTTCCTCCACCGCTCATAATTATCCGTTCTGTCCTGTCATGTTAGGCCCTGAAAATTTATCTGTGAATAATGTTACAGCAGTTACTTTAGTTGCTGTTGAAAGATAAACTCCTGATGGAAATAAAATACCATCTTCAGGTAATGAAAAGTTTACTATATCCCCTTGAGGTACATCGAGTGTTAATAGATTTGTACCACCTGATGAAGCAGATGTATTTAATTGAATTTGTCCTGCACCTGAAGAACCATCGTGAGCAATGGTAATTGCTTTCAATCTTACTGGAGGTGCAATTACAGCAGTTCCACTTGCGGCTCCTGCTACTCTTGTTGCTTGTATATCAGCTTTAGCTGCCATAAATTCTCCTTAGTTGTGGCTCCCGAAGGAGCCACTAATTAATTAACCATATATTTTATATGCAATAATCCAAGTAAATAATCCTTGAGCAGATGCAGTTGTAGTATTAGTGATCTGTAAGAATATATCTTTAGTTGAGTTGATTGCAGTGTTGACTCTTGGAGACGCAGCTGGAGCAGCATCGCTTGCAGTTGTATCTAAAAGAGTTGTAGTAAAGTGAGCTCCTTCTGCAACAGTTGTTCCACCATCTAAAATGTGATCTGTTACTGCAGCAACTAATTGAGCACCGCCAGTAGCAGTTCCAACTTTGTAACCAATGTCACCTGAAGCAACAGTGGGTGCAGATGTACATACAAGTTGAATACTTGTAATGATTGATCTTGCAGGTTGTGCAAAAGTAACTTCGTTTGTTCCAGCAGTTGCATTAACTTTAGCAGTTGCTACAACGCCTTGTCCTTGTATTTGTGTTCCAACGTACTGACCAGATGAATTGATTTCAAAAACATTTGTGAAAGCACCTGTTGAAGTATTTTTAGTAGCTCCAATAAAACCGTTTTCCGATCGTACCGGGCCGCTAAATGTAGTATTTGCCATAATATTCTCCTTGTATAGCGTTCGTTATGTTGTCTCTATACCGTCTGCCTAGCCAGTCAACATAATAATTTATTCTAGGTCTTTCCATTATACATAAAAAAAGGGGCGATGTGAACACCGCCCCTTAATATTAAATAGTAATCCTATTTATTAGCTAGTTGGTAGATTTCCATTACCAAATACACATCTTGGATCAGAGAATCCAAAAGAGTATCTTTCTCTAGCTTTAAATCTCATATTACCTGTATCGAAGTCACCTTCCATTGCAGTTTTAATTGGTGATCTAACGAACATTTTAAATCCGTTAGGCACATCAGTTAGCAAGAAGTATGAGTCAGTATCAGTTAAAAAGTTATTTACTCTATAACCTTCTGGTACCATTCCCATATTCATTACCGCATTGATGTCATTATCTGCAGTTCCTGTTCTCATAGGAGACTTCATGATTCTCTCAGCAGTAAATTGTAATTCTTTTGGAATTATCATTTTTCTACCTTGAGAAGCAATTTTTAAGCCTCTTTCATCAACAAATCCTGCGATGTCAATTAATGACTGCTCTAATGAAGTTTCGTTAAGATCTGCAGCTACTGCAAGAACGTTTGAAAATTGACCGCCAGTTGCAAGTGGGTGAGCGTTAGAAATTAACGGTGCTCCGTCTCCACCTGTTACAGCAGTAAATTGTGCTTGGTTCAATACATTAGCAGCTTTAACTTGCTTCGTATTAGACATAGATCTTGCAAGAGCTCTTGTGTATCTTGCAGCTAATCTGTCATATAGGTTATCTTCGATTGCTTCCTCAGTGATTGAGAATGCTAATGCGATTGTTTCGTGATTGTATCTTGCTGTGAAAGTTTCACCTGCTTGATCAAAAACTACTCCAGCACCTTCTTGTTTAACTGGTGCAGAAGCAAAACCGCTTAACATTACTTCCTCTTCGAAAGCTCTGTCAGATGTTTCAGTCGCAAAAATTTCAG